TATTTGTACTTGAAATGTGTCTTTGCCCTCTCCTGTGTCTGGGTCTTTCCATTTTGTTAATATTGGATAAGCATATTTCCATAAGGTCAAATAAACAACTGACTGTAGCCATTGTGAGTTTGTAAGTTTGCTATTAGTCATTTCAACTGATGTAACTTTGGTTATATCCTTGTATCTAACTGTATGCCTGTATCTTTCCCACCATTCCTCACGAATACGTCTAATAACGTCATTTTCAGCAAATTGCATTTGATTTTCAAAATCTGTTATTCCAAAACCTAAAATATCTGGTTGTATCTTTTGTAAATCGCTATGTGCAACACTAAATAGATTTGTAGCCATTATTTAGCCTTTTTTGATTTAGGTTTTTTGGGTTCTTCTTTTTGCCATTCACTATCACCTTTATATTCTGGTTTAGGTTCTGGCTTGGGTTCTGGTTTAGGTTTATTTACAAATAATTCCCAACCTCTTGTTTCCCATATTTTAATATTATTCTCATAATCAACTTTTGGTCTTTCAATAGTTCTATTACCTTTTACAAGTTTGACCATATCCATAATTGCTATCCCTGAGTAAAAAAGGGGTGGTTGCCCACCCCATAAGTTATTAGTTAGCTAATGTATCTGCTGTTAATTTAACACCATAAGTATCATGTATTTCACTAACACCATAGACCGCTGTAGCAACTATCTCATCTGCTCTTAATGAAGCATCTCTTTGAGTTTCAAGCTTTAAATCTTGCATCATAGCTAGAGCAAGGGCATCTTGAGAGAATACACCACCAATAGAGTCATCTGAACCATCAACAGAAATATTAGAAGATTCAAATATCTGAACTCCCGCTATGTTTCCAACAAAACCACTTCTCATAGCTTCGTTTGAAAGTTCTGTATCTCTACCAACAAATGTATTTGTTAAAGACTTTTTAACATTAAATATTTGCTTTGGGTGAAATACACCATAGTAAGGGGCAGGGGCATTTGCTGTTCTTAAATCAGCAACCGCTTCAAATATATCTGCAACAGTTAATTCATTACCCGCTCCACCCGCTCTTTCTGTTGAAAAACCTGTGAATAGTGCTGATAAATCTGCATCAACTTTTCTAGCAATAGCTTCACCGAATAATCTACCAATATCACCCGCAACATTTCTTCCCGCTGAGTTTCTTGCTAAATCTGTTAGTGTAGTCATAATTCCAACTTCTGATGCTGTTATAGTAACAGAACTTGGGTTTACTGCTGTGTTGGATAGGTCTGATGCTTCACTAACTGCTCCCGCTGATACTGTAGCATAAATTGGAATTTCTACTGATTTTCCACCACCCGCAATCGTGTAGTTTCTGACCAAATTTCTCATTATAGATTGCTCACTTGCAACAAATAATGCTTCTGCAACTATCTCGGTGTATAGTTCCGAAATGGTTGAACTGGTTGTTTCATTCGCCATTTAATTTTTCTCCTAAAAATAAAACAAGTTATGGGTTTGAATTGATAACTCGAGGTTTAGAATCTCTTTGCCTTTTATATTCAGCATATTTTTTCCTGTCCTCTGGGTTATTAAAATTTAACTCACTCAAATTAAAAGGCTTATTGAGTTCTTGCCTATCCACATTTGACACAGAGCCAGAACCACTAGGGGTAGCACTAACAAAGTGCGGGTTTTGTGTTAAGAACTCCTGTACCAATTCATCTGTACTTAAAAGTTCACCCGATTTATTGTATCTCGCAATTCCATTATTATCAAGTATTTCTACATTACCTGTTTCATTTAGCTTTATATTACCCTTTAAAAGTTCAACAACTTGGTCTGG